AGGATCCGCAACAGTGTCGCCATTCATTAATTGATCTTCGTACTGTTCAAAATGTAAGATGTGTTTGTTAGCTATTTCATTCATACGATCTTGTATGGTTGGTTGTTGTGGCTTATTATCTTTTTTGGTGTCTTTAACTTCTTCAATAATGTGTTCTGCTTTTGCTAATAGTTTTTCTAGTCTTTCATTTACAAAGTCTATCGGACTCTTAACTTCACCCTCAGTGCCACCTAGCGATTCCCAATACTCTTTGTGTTCTTGATGTTCTACTGGCATACCCAATGTTAACATTCTACACACAGCACCTAGTGTATTACTAAACTGATTGTCAGGATTCTTACCTATCAGTTTGCTATATTCTTGCCATTGCTCGCTGTCATTTACCCATTGGATTACAAACTTTTTATTGTCTGTACTTTTTGTTTCCATCCTATAGTAATCAAACGCAAAGTGTTTAAATGTATTAAACTCTTGCCCGTTCCAGTCTGCGGCACCTTCCCATTTAGGTTCGTGTCTTTTTCCTGAGCGGTCTGTTGTTATTTTTACACCACTTTTCTTTTTAGATAATTTAATAGCCATTACTTTCCTTGTTGTTTCAATTATTATATTAGTAAACTATGATATTGTCAACCATTTAATAATGTACCAAATGTAATCATTTGTTCGTATTTTTCAATTTCTTTATTAATTTTAGTTATCAGTTCTTTATGACGCTTGGTTTGTTTCTGTTTTCTACGGCATTCTATTTCTTCAATACTTAGTTCAGTTATTATGACTTGGAAATTTTCTACTATTTTTCTCATATCGTACCTATGTTTTCCGCAACCATCTGCTAGTTTCATTAACTTAGAATATATAGGTTGCCATTCAAGACTTGATTTTATCTCCATAATAATAATTATACATTCAAAAGCCTAGGGTGTCAATGACGATAAATACTAACATAATTAGGATTAAATAATGCCACGTTTAAGTTTATATCGTCCACACAAAGGCGATGATTACAAGTTTTTTGATCGAAGAATGTCAGAGATGTTCACAGTGGGTGGCGTTGATGTCAACATTCACAAATATCTCGGCCCTCTCGATCAAGGATTTGTTAGTAACACCGAACCAGGTGGAACTAGCCTTACCAGTATACAAGATCTATTATTTTTAGAAAATCGCGATAGAAAGTACGATCAAGATATCTATACCATGCGTACTATATATCGTATGAATGATAATGACTTTGATCTTACACAGTTTGGATTGTTCTTAACTGGCGATACCATGTTTGCTGTTTTCCATCTAAATGATATGATACAAACTCTTGGTAGAAAAATAATAGTAGGTGATGTACTAGAACTTCCGAACCTTAAAGATCTATATCCGTTGGACGAAGACTTACCTGTTGCACTCAAAAGATATTATGTAGTACAAGATGCTACACGTGCCGCAGAAGGATTTGCACCAACTTGGTATCCCCACTTATGGCGTGTTAAATTAAATCCGTTAGTAGACAGTCAAGAATACAAAGATATCATTGACAATATTGCGGCTGGTGAAGGTACTGATAGTAGTATAGCTGATGTTCTGAGCACCTACGAAAAATACAAAGAAGTCAACGAAGCTATCGTTGAGCGTGCAGAAGATGATGTTCCTAAGAGCGGGTATGATACTACCAACATATATACTGCTCCAGTAACTCCGGATGGGTTACCTGGGGATCCAGGTGGTGGAGCCGATACAAGCTCAAATGCTAATGTATCTAGCAATACATATTCAAGTACTAGCACAGTATCGCCATCACGCAAAGTAGAAGGATATTTGACTAGTGATGCACTACCTCCAAATGGTGCTAGTGTATCGGCAGGGATAGCATTCCCCTCAAGTCCAGTTACTGGTGATTTCTTCCTCAGAGTAGATTACGTTCCTAATAGATTATTCCGATATGATTCAAGGAGATGGGTTAAAATGGAAGACGGTTTACGAACTAACCTAACACCTGGTGCTACAAATACTACACAGAAGAGCGGGTTTATTAATAATACTGATGCTAACTACGAAAATGCATTAGCCTGGGACGCAATTAAAGTTGCAGATCCTTATACACCATCAGCAAACGCAGAAACAAAATCGTTTACTTTAAGTTCTAAACAGGTAGTTACTAAAACACCGTATGTAAGTACATATGGAGTTCAATCAAAACTTAATAGCAAGATTATAACTAATACTATAGCAAATACCAGTGGTAATATATCATTCACTGTGTCTACGGCATTAACTGCTCAGGACGTATTAGAGTACACAGTCTATGCTAATGTAACTGTACAGCGTCAGAGTCTGAGTGATGCTTTACGTCCATCGGCGGATAATTAATTATGGCGGCACAACAACAGTTTTTCTATGATGCTCAGATTGAGCGATTCCTAGCACAGTTTATCAGAATGACTTCTGGTTTCCAGGTTGAATTTGGTAAGGATAGACAAGGCAATAAAACCTTACAAACAGTTCCTGTTTACTATGGAGATGGTAGTCGTCAAGTAGCGTCGATAATTACTAACATGAGCGAAAATGCTATAATAGCAGTACCAGCAATGACAGTATATATTAATAATGTAACTTACGATAGAGATCGAGTACAAGAGCCCAACTTTGTTGGCAAAATGGACATTAGACAAAGAAAATATAATGAAGAAACACAAGAATACGAAGCTACACAAGGCAATGCTTTTTCTATCGAAAGATTAATGCCTGTTCCATACACACTAGAGCTTAAATTAGATGTATGGACCAGTAATACTAAACAAAAATTACAACTGTTAGAACAATTAATTGTTTTGTTTAACCCAGCATTAGAGATACAGTCAACAGACAATTATATTGACTGGACTAGTTTAACTGCTGTTTATTTAGAAAGCCCAAATTGGACAAGTCGTTCAGTACCGATAGGAACTGAAAATCCCATTGACGTTGCTTCATTAACATTTAAACTTCCAGTTTGGATTAGCCCACCGGCTAAGGTTAAAAAGCTAGGGGTTATACAAAAAATTATTGCTAGTATACATGACAGCGAAGGAAATCTGTCAGAGGATATTACTAAGGACACTAATTTAATGGGCAAAAGGCAATATTTCACCCCGTTAGATTATGGTGTATTATTAATTGGCAACACTCTTACATTATTAAAGTATAATGAAATTGAGGATCCACGTGATCCGCCGACAGAACTAGTTCCAAAACATCCTGTTACTACAACTCCAGTAAAAGTGGGTACTAGAGATGTATGGAGAGATTTAGTTAATGTATACGGCGAGCTTGAAAATGGTATTAGTCAGGTTAGATTGTTGACCCATGAGGGAGAGGCCGAAGTAATTGGTACTGTAAGTTTTCATCCTACCGACGACAGTTTACTAATATTCAATGCCGACGTTGATACATATCCAAGTAATACTTTAAATCCAATCGATGCTATTATTGACCCACGTAAGGTTACTGTAGACGCTAGTATTACATCCCCTTCTACTGGAACTAGATATCTATTATTACATGCTGTTGGAAGTTTTGATAATTCTGTCGGCGATGGACCAAGCGCCTGGAGAGGAAGTGACGGGACTGATCTAGTAGCCAATGCTAATGATATCGTAGAATATGATGGCACACAGTGGGACGTAGTATTTGACAGCGAACAGGAAAGTAGTGTACAATATGTAAGTAATCTAAATACCGGAGTTCAATATAAGTGGAATCTCGATCAATGGATAAAAAGCTGGGAAGGCGAGTACAAAAACGGTCTATGGACTCTCGTATTGTAGAAGGTGTTGGTACTTTTATATATTGCACAACTACTAAACGCTATCTATTTCTTTTACGTAACAGTAACAATTACTCAGGATCATGGGGCGTTCCCGGGGGTAAAGTCGAATATAAAGAGAACATATTAACTAGCCTTTTAAGAGAACTTGAAGAAGAGCTAGGCGGTACTATTAAAGATCTAAAAATTATTCCTATAGAAAAGTTTACTAGCAACAACGGTAACTTTACATATCATACATTTATAGCACCTGTAGAACATGAATTTACTCCCTTACTTAATAAAGAACATCGTGGATTTTGTTGGGTGGCACTAGAGGATCATCCTAAGCCGTTACACCCAGGTGTTTGGCGTACAATAAATTTTGAGTCTGTAGTGAGTAAGATTAAAACTTTAGAGACCATACTTTAGTCAAAATAAAAGCCCTTCCGGGCTTTTATCTTTTTATTTTAACAATTATAAATCTGCTTCTAACACCATTTGTCTGTGTGAAATTTGTCTAAAATTCGGACATGTTTTCCACTCTTCGTATGTTCGCATTTCACCGTTTGGTGTTACTAATGCAAAGTCTACATCGTTGTACGTGTCAAATATTTGTTTATAAGCAGGGCAACTATTGGCCCCTCTAAGATCAGCATTGATAGGATCATAACCATTAGTACCAGCATACATGTTACTATTGTATGCTTCGTCGAAATTACCTTCGCAACCTACTAGGTACACTTTACGGTGTCCGTCAAAGCAAGCAAGATATGTAGCAGTTGCGCCTGCATCTGCATAGTGATCAAGTGGAGTTAGGTAAAATTTTCCTGGATGTTCTAAAGTCAATGGAGCCTGAGCGTATACAATATTGTTACTAGTATATCCACTATCAACACATTCCTGTGCCATTGCTCTAGTAGTTACTACTAAAAAATCCGGAGTATAATCTCTATGGAAAGCATTACAACCATAACTTTGTAATGTATCAGCACCAAGTAGTCCTGCATACTTGTTTAGTGTATGTTCGGTTGGAAAATTCTTTCTACTTTCGCTGTTACCAAATACTACAGCACGATTTGAAATTTGATTGTTAGTAACATTATTGGGTACTTCTTCAGTTACTGAAGTCCAATCACCGTTTTCTAGTGTTCGTGATGTTACTACGTCTTCACCGTCATAATTGGATCTATATTGTTTTTCAAGTAATTTAAGCATTTATTTTCTCTCTCTTAAGCGAATACTGAGGCCTATTTCTAAGCCTCAGAACTCTAATTAAATTAAACAATATAAGTTGTTTGTGCTTTGATGTTAGCGTTAATGCCTGCTCCAACTGGAACCATAATTAACCTAGCACTACCACCTGAGATATTTGATACAAATGTACCAATCTCACCGTCCGGAGCAATAACAGCATACGAACTATGTGTTACTACACCATCCTCTTGATTTAACATTGTTTCCTGTGTCTGGATACTTGAAGTAGCACCATCTCTTACTTGGATGTAATACTTAGCTGAGTGATATGCATCTGTACTAAAGCTATCAATAACCACCATGTTACCAGCTTGTGTAGTAATTGGTGTTTCGTCATATACAATAGTACCTGTTAGCTGTACTTTATCAGACGCTTCATCACCAATGTTAATATTACCACTAGAATCACCTAATACAGTAAGCTGTCCTTTAACAGTTAGATCTTGCTCAATTACAACATCACCTGCGTTGTTAATTGAAAGTCTTGTAGTACTACCAGTTGTAATGTTAGCAAAGTTGTCATCATTTGCTTGCAGTTCAACTGAACTATTACCATTTGCTAGACTGTTAACTGTTGTTGTAGTTGTAAGTCTACGTGCATCAATAACATCGCCAGCCGCCGGAGCTTCTGTAAATGTTAATGTAGTACCTGACACTGCGTAAGCTGTTGTTGGTATCTGTACAATACCGTTAATAGATACTACAGTTGCCGCTGTTGTTGACTCCGCATCTAATGTAAACGCTACAGTTGAGCCATCACCGTTGAAATCGTCGGCGGCAATAACTGTAAATTCAGTACCTGGTTGTTTCCACTCAGTACCATTATAGAATTCCATATTGGTCTGTGTAGTATTGTATCGTAACATACCTGCTACAGCAACATTACCTGCCGCACCTGGTCTAGTTCCGTTTGCACCAACTGGTAATAAGATAGCACCAGTACTGTCAAACTTCATTATAGTACCATCTTGTACTGTTGCGTTACCATTTGTACTCATTACTGCGGCATTCTTAGCAGTATCTATTTTAAATAGTTGATCGTTACCTTGACCTTTAACTAGGAATGTTGTAGCAACCTTAGTACTGTTAAATGTTCCGCCAATACCAGCAAATACTGATTTAGCTAAAGCAACACCACCCGGAGTAACTATCGCACCAGTGTCTACTGCTGTTGCCTCTGTTGTATTACTAACAGTAGCAATACCAGTTGCATTAAGTGCACCTGTATTGACTATTGCGGCACTTACGTTAGCACTTGAGTTTAAGAACCCACTTACATTGGTTGCCGCTAATGTTGTTGTGCCTGTTGCATTTAATGCACCTGCGTTAACTACAGCACCACTAACATTACCTGTTGTGTTAATTAAACCAGTTGAGTTAATTGCACCACCATGCACTACTGCGGCACTTATATTACCAGCTAAGTTCACATAACCACTTGCACTTAATGTTGCAAAGTGTGCATTTGAAGCACTTATATTACCAGCTAAGTTCACATAGCCACTTGCATTAACAGCACCAAGTGTTGAAGTACCAGTTGCATTTAATGCACCTGTGTTCATAACTGCGGCACTTACGTTACCAGTTGAGTTAAGGAAGCCACTTACATTGGTTGCCGCTAATGTTGTCGTTCCAGTTGCGGTCAACGCACCTGTGTTCATAACTGCGGCACTTATGTTACCACTTGAGTTAAGGAAACCACTTACGTTGGTTGCCGCTAGTGTTGTTGTGCCAGTTGCATTTAACGCTCCTGCGTTAACTACAGCACCACTTACATTACCAGTTGTATTAATTAAACCAGTTGAGTTAATTGCTCCACTGTTTAATACTGCGGCTGATATATTACCACTTGAGTTAAGGAATCCACTTACATTAGTCGCCGCCAGTGTAGTTGTTCCAGTTGCATTGAGTGCACCAGTATTAACTATAGCACCACTAACATTACCAGTTGTATTAATTAAACCAGTTGAGTTAATTGCTCCACCGTTTAATATTGGAGCACTTATGTTAGCACTTGCGTTAAGGAAACCACTTACGTTGGTTGCCGCTAGTGTTGTTGTTCCAGTAACGTTTAATGCACCGCCATTAACTACTGCGGCACTTACGTTTCCAGCTAGGTTAACAAATCCACTTGCGTTTAATGTTGTAAATGACGCCGCGGCCGCTGTTACATTACCTATTACTGTTCCTTGTAGTCCTGAGCCTACATACAATCTTCCATCTATACTAGCACCACCATTGACTTGTAATGCACCTTCGCCGATATCTGTTGCTTCTTCTGTGCCTTCAATGATTGTAGTACGGTTTAAATTCCAACTTGTTGTTGAGTGTGTGTATGTAATGTTTGCACCTACAGCTACACCATCAACATTAATTCCAGCACCATCTGCCGCCGCACTACTGCCAGCGCCGTCAGCTACTGTAACTTGTAAGTCTTCAACTGCTAATGTTGCAGTATTAAGTGTTGTTTCAGTACCATTAACTGTTAAGTCACCAGTGATAACAACATCACCACCAACGTTCAAGTTTTTAGCAATACCTGCACCACCTGCTGTGATAATAGCACCTGTTGCAACACTAGCACTTTCCCAATCAGCTGTTGATTTAAATTGTCCGCCAGCTACTACGTTGCCTACAGCACCAATACCGCCTGCTGTTTTAATAGCACCTGTTGTAGTACTTGTTGCTACTGTAGCATTAGAAACGTTTAAATTATTTAAAACTTGCGTTGTGTCTTGTGTGACTAAACCAACTCTGTCAGCATCTACATCAATTACAATGTTACCATTTGACCCTGCATCAGTTACTTTAACAAATGTGTCGTCTTGTTGTATTGTTGTAACACCTGATGATAGTTGTGATTCTAAGTATGCTTTAGTTACTGCATCTTGTGCTGATGATGGATCAGCAAGATTAATAGCATTTGAACCATTAAAGTCAACATCATCTGTTGCCGCAAGGACTAAATCACCTGAAGTAGTTCCAATCCAACCTGCGGCATTTGCTGTAATTTTTGCGCCTACTGTTAATGTATTAGATGCAAATCTTAACCCATCGTTATCAACCATTAAGCCTGCTGTGCTAGTAGTTACAACTCTTCCTGTTGTTAATCCACTTGCTTTTACTGTTGCTACGCTTGCTTGGCTAGCTGATACATTACCTGTTGTGTTAAGTTGTCCGGCATTAACTTGTGCCGCACTTACGTTACCAGTTGTATTAATTAAACCAGTTGAGTTAATTGCACCACCATTTAGTATTGCGGCTGATATATTACCACTTGAGTTAAGGAAGCCACTTATGTTAGTTGCCGCTAGTGTAGTTGTTCCAGTTGCATTAAGTGCACCTGCGTTAACTATTGGAGAACTTATGTTACCAGCTAAGTTAGTATAACCACTTGCTGACAATGTTGTAAATGCACCAGTACTTGCAGTTGCATTACCAATTGGTGTGTTGTTAAGTGCGGCTAGTTCACCTAGGCCACCATCAACGTCACCGGTTACAGCTAAATCACCTGTTGCTGTTACATCACCATTGACTGTTAAAGCATTTAGTACGGCGCCTGTTGCTAACACATTACCTGCTGTGTTAATCTGAGCCGCTGTTGCAGTACCTGTTGCTGTTAGTGTACCTGCATTAACCACTGCACCACTAATGTTACCAGTTGTGTTAATTAAGCCAGTTGAGTTAATTGCTCCGCCGTTAATAATTGCGGCACTTATATTACCACTTGAGTTAAGGAAGCCACTTACATTGGTAGCGGCTAGTGTAGTTGTTCCAGTTGCATTAAGTGCACCTGCGTTAACTACTGGAGAACTTATGTTACCAGCTAGGTTAGTATACCCTGCTACAGTTAAATCATTAGTGAGAGTAGCATTTTTTGCATCAACATCATATTGTGCTGTTACATTACCAAGTAATAAATCACTATATGATGATTCTGCAGTTATAGAACCGTATGTATCACCAGTTTCTGTAGTTGCGATCAGTTTGAAAGCATCCGAGCTTTCGTCCCAATAAAACGCTTGGTTCACTAAACTACCACGCTCAAATACAAAGCCTAGATCGTAGCTGTTTGTTCCTGAAAATGCATTGTTTAATACAATTAACGGATCGTTAATATATGTGTTTGTTGATGCTACAGTTAGTGTGCTTGTTGCACCTGTAACATATAAATTACCAGTAATAACGAAGTCACTGGTTACAGTGATGTTACTACTAAGCAAAGCTCCTGTGATTGACCCTGGGATAATTTTACTGTTAGCCCAAATGCCCGAATCTAGGATCTGATTATTCTTAATTCTGGTGACTGCCATTTATATAGTTCCTATAATAAAAATTGTTATTAAATTGTTAACATTCAATAATTCTTTCAAAGTATATAGGTTCCATATCCTCTAGCACTTTGTTACAAGTATTTATTTCAAAATAAGAATTGTGAGGTGATAAGCACTAAAACAAAATAGCGTATTATATCTTGTTAATAGCCGCCGGTTAGTGCTACACGTTTCCACGTATCTGTGGCAGTACAAATGTAAATGTAGTTAGCGTCCCAAGCAATTTG